TCAATAATATCAGATACAATTTGTTCTTCTTCTTTCTTTTTACGTGCCATACCATTCTCCTTTAAATTTTATTCTTCTTCTATTGGTACGCCATTCCAAATGGCTTCAAACATTTTAGGTTTAATACCAATAGGAGTCTTTGGAACTATATTACTTTCAAGAAATCCCCTAGTCAAACTTGAAGTTAATCCAAAAAGAAGTTTTCTAGGAGCTAAAACTATTTGGTCATAATTTGCTAAGGTAACTGCCAAACCAACAGAAACATTATTAAGTTTTTGTCTAACAGTAATTCTTCTAGTTAGAGCAGAAACTTTAAGACCAATTTTAGGAGTTATTTTTCTAGTATAAGTAAGAGCTTTCTTAATTGAAGAAACACCTAATCCTACTAATTTGGTAAAAGATCTTGATTGTGTTATGGGAGTAATGCCTTTAAAAGTTGCAACAACAAGAAAACTGGTACCAAGAGGAACTACCTCAAAATCCAATAAATCAGCTGTACTGATATTATTTTCTTCTAAAAGATCTGACAACTCTGTTGCAATATTATTAAAGTCATCAACGAGTACTTGAACAGTCTCTACTTTATAATTCGTACCCAATTAATCATCTCCCAAATTAGCCTCTACCATAACCTACTACAATAACCGGAGCTGTCTCAGTTGGGTCAGCATCTATTGCTTCTACAAGAAGTACGGCTGCACCAGACGGAGTTGTCGGAGTATATGCCAACAGCTTATGATTATCATAGTCATACTTATACTGTATCTCCTTTCCATTAACTTTTAAGAACTCTATTTCATGCATATCAAACTGTGCTGGAGTTAGTGAAACTCCACCAGTAGGATAATTAGTACTAGCGAAGGTTAAATCCGCTATAACAATTCTTTTATTGCCGAAAACTGTTTTTTTGATATTCGAAACTGCAATTGTAGTAGCCATTATAAATTACTACCTCCTGTACCTATTACTAATAAGTTTATTGTATCACTAACAGGTACAGCAGCAGTAGCAACTACCATTACTTTATCTGCACCAGTAGTAGCTGCACCAGTATAAGCATGTACTGTGGCTGTAGCACTATCATATGAATAAACTAAAGTACCACCATTGAAAATTGCTGTTTCAATAGCTTCCATACCAACTTGTGAGGCTACCAAAGGTATTCCAGCAGTTGGCCAAGTACTGCCTATAGCATTACCTATAACTACAGTTCCCATCCAAATTCTTTTGTTGCCAAAAACTGAACTAAAAGTTTTTGTAAAAGTACCTAAAGCTGTTATTGGAGCCATTAGCTGCCACCTCCATTACCAATTACCATGATTCTAATATCCTCATGTGGAGCAGAACCATTGGCTTGAATTAGAATTTGATTTGGATTTGGTGTAGCATGGGCAGTATAAGCAAGAATGGATGTACCATTAAATTTATATAAAAGTGTTCCACCATCAAAAAGTATATCATCAACAGAATCCATAACAAAAGCAGACGGTGTAATAGCAAATCCACCTGTAGACCAAGTACCACCAGCCCCATCTCCAACATGCCAAGTACCTATCCAAATTCTTTTATCGCCGAATTCTGAACCAGTAATTTTGGTAAAGGTACCAATTGATGTTAATGCACCCATGAATTACCTCCTAAGTATTTCATATTCTTGAAGCTCCACCTTCTTCAAGACCAGATTTCTCTGGGAGAACCTACCTATTGTTTTAAGGTAACAATCAAAACTTATTTGAATCTTTTTAGACGTTTAAGTCAGAAATCTTATAATGGACATCTAACCTAAGAGCTCTCATTTCCATCATAGTAACAAACATACCACGAATAACAAGAGCGTTAGCTGCAAAGTAGTCCCTATTCTCAATGTATTGAGTAGGATACATAACAGCCATTTCCAGATAGTCTGTATCAAGGATGTAGAAATTAGAACCAAGCTGTACATCAGCGGCACTTAATGCAATTGAAGTATCAGGATCCGGAAGAATAGGAATACCACGATAAGTGGCAAGCTGGAATCCAGCCCTAGTACCCGGATAAGTTCTTTCATCTCCAACACCAACGATGTAATCAGTTACATCTACAAACCTCTGTTGAGCCTGAAGCAGTTGATTGAAGTTGTCATACTGATCAAGACCAGTAATCATCAACTTAGGTTCTCCACCATTCTGACGAATAGTTTGAATACCTGAATCAATCAAAGTAGTTGAAAGAGCTCTACCAACACCAGCATTATAGCTAGCACCAGCTGCAGCTGCCCAAGGAGCAGTAGCAGTAGCTCTATCTGTCAAGTTGTATACATCCACTAATGTATGACCTGCGGTGTCTCCACCAACAGTTGCTTCATCATTCATACAAATGTCATCCAGAGAAGTAACACCTGCCCTAGACTTAATGTACACAGTAGTACCATCTGCACCAACAAGACTGGTAGCATGAACATGCCCATCAGTAGTAGATACTGAAGTAACAGTTCTAGCAGTATCTGAAGATCCAGAAGTAGAAACAGTGTCTCCAACCTTGAAATGTCTTACTAAGCCCCAACCAGTTGAAGCACTTCCACCAATAACACAACCATTTCCACCAATATTGTCAGAACATAGATATGCGGAACCTGCCATAAGTTCCTCATTGATTTCTTTGACATGGTCACGAGAGCAAGCTTCCTGCTCTACGGCGAATTGATTACCAATACCACCTTCAAGAGCTGAAACTGCCTGACCCTTTAAACTCACACCAAATGTAGATACAATAGACTTAGGATAGCTATAAACGCCAGTATACGCTGAAACGTCAATAGTAGGAAGGGCTCCAGTTTCTGTTACTGGGCGACTTCTGCCACCAGTAGTAGAACCAGATCCCAAAGGACCTCTATCAGTCCTTAAACGCCAACCAACCGTAGGACCCCAGTCAACCTTTTTGATTGCATTAAAGGCCACAGTTTTATTATTAAGCGCATCCCAAACCTTTTTGCCATAAGTGGCAGTAAAAGTATCTGCAACTTGGAGGTAAGTTTGCTTACGGAAGAAATCTTGACCAAAGGCATAGCCGTTTCCTGGTCCAGAAGCCCTCCCAAAATAGCCACCGCCCATGCTCCTTTGAGCCTGCGATAACCATTCACCTAATGAAATATCATTAGCCATATTTTTAAGCCCACCTCCTATAGTATTTTACTAATTGAATGATTTAAATAAACCAGATTTTTCTCTTAAAGCACCCAATTCTTGCCAAGACTTTTTAGATAGATTATCTAAAGCTTTTTGAAGTTTTTCACCATCATTTACAGTATCTTCACTTTTTCTAATTTCTGAATTTACCTCATCAAGCCCAAGTCTTACAACATCGGGTCTGCTAGGAGTAAATCCCATTTTTCTGAGCATTTTTGATGTGGCTGTAGGAAGTTCTTTCTTTACAGATTCACTTACCAAACGAGCCATTTGTTTAGAATCAGTTGATTTTGATAAAGCATTCTTAATATCTTTAAGCAAAGATTTTAATTCAGCGACATCATCTCCCATTTCTTTCTTTTCTACGCCCTCTTCCTCATCAGAATCTTCATCGTCATCGTCATCATCATCGTAGTCATCATCATCGTCGGATTCCCCATTCCTTCCACCTTCCTCATACTCTTCTTCCTTTTTTAATTCAGTACCTTCATCAGAATCTATCCCCTCACTAGCATTAGGTTGAGATTCACTAGGCACAAAATTCTTAACTAAAGCCCCTTTACCAGGGCCAGCTGAAGGAGCCGGTCCACCTTTAATAGCTTCCTGGTCTTCACCAGTTTTAGGTGGTTTCTGAAGACTTGCTGTCTTCTGTTCAGAGTCACTTTTTGCTAGATAAGTACTAATGTCTTTTAGTACATCTAACATTTCTCCCCAAAGATTATTATCACTCAAACTATCTTACCTCCTAATGAAAATTACACAATACACAGATAGCCTCATCTACATACTGTAATACTATTTAATTATATATAGAGAACATCTACTCTTAAAATCTTTTCTACCCCCCAAAAAATAAGGACCCACATCCTTAGATATGGGCCCCTAAAAAATAATATTGTTTTACTTAGAAAGGTTATCTAACTTAGTATTAATACCCTTTCCATAGAGCTTGAGCCTTATTGGTTCAGCATTTCCATGCTTTTTATATACTCGGCATACTTCACAAATAGAAGTATCATTTCCTTTTGCGCCATAATCATTTAACTTACAATAAGTTCCCTCAATTTCCCAACAAGATAAAAATTGATATTTAGGTGCTGGGCAATCTCTTTTTATCATCTCAGGACAATGGCACATTTCCCAACAAGCATTTGTAGTATCTTGAAAAGACTTAGTTTCAGTGGCCAATTTAGTCTGCATATAAATCCTCCTTTTATCTTTCTATAATAATTATAGTATAATTGGAGGCGCTTGTATATAATTAATTTGGCTTATTCTCTAAGAAAAAAAATAAGCCTTTTGAATTAATCATTTAGATACATAGATTTCCATGTCTATAGTTATTTTGAATTAATCTCCCTGTAATCTCTTTAGCATAATATATTCTTTAAGTAGTTTTCTATTCTTAGGGGTGATTTTTTCTCTATCAACAGATGGATTCTCACAAGTTTTCTTTAAACAAGAAAAACAACACAAATTAAATTTATCAGAGCAATCTCCACCTTCACAAATAAATCTACCCTTTTCAATATTTATACAGGGTTCATTATAATTACTTTCAGCATCCCTGCATCCTAATAAATCTTTACAAATATTCATTTTTTCGCGTCCTTTAAATAAAATTTGGCTTCCGAGGAAGGAATCAAACCTCCATTATCTTGGTCAAAGCAAGATGTCCGATCATTAGACGACTCGGAAGTGGCAGGAGAAGGAAGAATCGAACTCACCGTCCTCAATTTTGGAGATTGCCATTCTACCATTGAACTATTCTCCCACATTGGCGGAGGAAGAGGGATTTGAACCCCCGTGTCATTTCTGACTATCCGTTTTCAAAACGGTAACAATAAGCCGTGCTCTGTCATTCCTCCATAAAGTTGGTCAGTTGAGCTGGGACTCGGACCCAGACCGATTGGGACACAACCAATCATGCTACCAATTACACTACTCACTGATGGTGGACCTCAAGGGAATTGAACCCTTACTTTCTGCTTGCAAAGCAGATGTGCTCCCGTTATCACTAGAAGCCCTTGGTATTCTCGATCGGATTCGAACCAATACTTTCAGTTTTTGAAACTGACGCCTCTGCCAATTGGGCTACGAGAATATGGTAGCTCCGGCTGGATTCGAACCAGCACTGTTCTGCTCTTAAGGCAGTTGTCTCCTGCCAATTGGACTACGGAGCCATGGTGCAAGAGGTAGGAGTCGAACCTACGATGTATCTTACGTGTCTGATCTACAGTCAGATGCGATCGCCACTACGCAACTCTTGCATGGTGGATGTGGTCAGATTCGAACTGACATATTTACGGGTCTAAACCGTTTACCGCTGCCAATTGGGTTACACATCCATAATGGTACTCCCAGGGGGAATTGAACCCGCCTCCACCAGGTTGAAAGCCTAGCATCCTAACCATTAGACGATGGGAGCATGGTACCCTCTACAGGACTTGAACCCGTAAACCTACGTTCGTGGCGTAGAATGATTTCCTTTTCATCAAGAGGGCATTTCTTTTTTTGGCGGTTCCAAGGGGAATTGAACCCCTGTCTCTACTGTGACAAAGTAGCATAATGGCCACTATACGATGAAACCGTGGAGCCACCAGAGTAGAATTGAACTCTCATCAGAGCTTTACAAAAGCCCCGCTCTACCGTTGAGCTATGGCGGCTGGAGGGATAGATGGGAATCAAACCCATTCACTCTGTTTTGCAGACAGATGCCTTAATCATTTGGCTTCTATCCCCATGGCACTCTCGGTGGGACTTGAACCCACATTGGACTGCTTAGAAGGCAGCTACCTTATCCATTAGGTTACGAGAGTATGGTACTTCCAGAGAGAATTGAACTCACATCAATAGGTTAAAAGCCTACTGCTTTACCGTTAAGCTATGGAAGTCCGGTATCGTTTATTCCTACCCTTTTATTCACGATTGTCCTGCTGAACTTATCCGAGTTTTTCAAGGGTACAGGACAGTTATTCTTCATTGGTGCTTGGAGTTGGAATTGAACCAACGACACCTTCCTCTTCAGGGAAGTGCTACTACCGACTGAGCTACCCAAGCATTTGGTAGCGGATTAGGGAATCGAACCCTATTTTTCCTCCTTATGAGAGAGGCGGGATAACCATACCCTCCATCCGCATTGGCAGTGAGGACAGGATTCGAACCTGTATCTTAATAGTTAACAGCTATTTGCTTTACCAATTAAGCTACTTCACTGTGGTCCTTCGGGATGGAATCAAACCACCATAGCAGATATATAAGATCTGCGTCCTGTCACTGAACGACCGAAGGATTGGCTTTCAGATTAGGACTCAAACCTAAATCTTCACACTCAGAATGTGAGGTCCTATCAATTAGACGATCTGAAAATGGTGCTTCCAGCAAGATTCAAACTTGCAACGTCTTTGTTAAGAGCAAAGCACTCTATCATTGAGTTATGGAAGCATTTGGTAGAGACAGAAGGAATCGGACCTTCGTTAATAGTATATCAGACTATTGTTCTTCCATTGAACTATGTCTCTGTAAAACTAACTATTCAATTTTTAATGTGCGCTTTTTTTGGTACAGGATACGGGATTTGAACTCGTACCGCCTACTTGGAAGGAAGGCATGCTACCGATTACACTAATCCTGTATGGTATTCCCAGTAGGACTCGAACCTACATGACTCTTCCGTGTAAAAGAAGCGCTTATCCTTTAAGCTATGGGAATATGGTCAAAGTGGATGGATTCGAACCATCTCTTTATGCTCCCAGGGCATATGTGCAGCCATAAACACTTCACTCTGATGGCGGAAGAGAA